GCTGCCTGAGTTAACTAATAACTCATCTCCAACTTTAAGAAGTTCAGTATCGTTTAGATTCTTATTAGAATCAGAATATGTAAACTTGTTAAGAGAGTAAAGCTTAACGCTCTTAGTAATAGATACGCCGTCAACTACTACGTTTCTTTGAATAGTACGAACTTTAGATACGTCAAATGCACCAAAGTATTGTGTTGATCTAACTGGAGCATCAATAACCTCTTCGTCAACGTTGTAAGCAACGTTATTTGTTTCAAGTAGAGAAACAAGGCTGTTAATTTCTAGGGCGTCTGAACCTTTAACGGTCTGATCAAACCACTCCGCTGAAGCAGGGGCTTGAGAGTCGATCAAATATCTTTTAATTTTGATCTTTTCGGTATCCGCTGGAACCTGACCCGCTACGTCTAACTTAATAGTAAGAAGTGGATTTAAGAAAGATTCAAAGAAATAGTTTGACTTGGTAGAAAATTCAGTAGGAACCGCAACGGTTGAAACTGCTTTTGCAGGTGTCTTAAGCTTAGACTTTTGAATCTGTCTAAACGTACCGTCTTTCATTCTAACGGCAGCATCTCCTTGACCCAACCCTGAAAGTGATTTCATGTTAGTATCAAGTCTTTCAATTTCACGCTTTAGATAACCAAATGCAGGAACTTGAACCGTCTTAAGAGCTCCATTCTCATCGAATAAATCGATAGTAACCGTCTGCTTATCGGTTGTGATCGCTTCGGAAATCTTCTCATAAGTTTCCAAAGAGTTCTGGTTCATTTCCAGAAACTGTCTAATGATTTGCGAAATGCTGTTATTTGCCATCTTATCTTAGGACGTCTGTTACAAACGTTAGGTTTACTTTATCGGTGCACACCAGTTCAATGTAAGGTTTCTTGCTGATTAAACTGCCATAGGCAACTTGAGCAACTTGTTCCCAATTACCTGAGATCTTGGTGTAGAAGTTTATGTTATTACCATCCATTTCAATGTTAGAATTGAAAGCAAGCTTTACAACTTGTCCATCGTTCCAACCTGAAAGAGTGGTATCAATGTATATATTGACATCATTATCGGCAGCTCCAGAGGAAGTTGTCACTCTTAGCATATTTGAGAATGGTTTTAGTCTGCAATATAAACCGTATGTCGTCGCATCAGATGGATCGTATGTAGATATTTTAGTTCCCATTACGCTAGCTAAATTGCTCCATTGAAAAGCCTGAAGAAGTTGGTAACCATTGTTAGAGTTAATAACTTTAATCTTATTAGGGGTCGACTTATCGATGGCCATGCCGTTACCGGCTGCAATTACGTCAGTGTTATACTGAACCTCGGTTGGAATAGTACCGTCTACAATGTGATTAATTCTTCTATTGATTTCAGTAATCATGTTCAATAGAGATGCTTCATCTGCATAATTCAAAGATGCATTTTCAACCTGTTGTTGAAGTGAAGCAATTTGAGCTGACATTTCTTGAGCATCTTCAGAAGAAAGAACCATGTTTTCCATGGTATCCAATCTTCTAACAATACCCGCATATCTGTCATTAGCCTGAAGAAGTAACTTAGTTGCATTCTCTAGGACAGATGTGGTGTCAAAGAATAGGTCCATTGAGAACGTTGTAAAGTCGTTGATTGAGTTCTCAACGCCAACGTTATCAAGTGATGTGTTGTATTTGATGTTAAGCTTTAGAGAATAAGCATTACCATTCAAACCGGTAACGGAATTTGGCTTATACTTATTTAGTTCTCTGATCTTACCATCTTTAAAGTTATCGAGCAAAAGAATACCATAGAGATTTGTTGCTCTATTGGCAGGATTTGATTGCGAATACAGATCGTAATAAACTAGAACGGCGTTGAATTGGAAGTTACCACCTCTTTGAGAGAAATCATGAAGTGTATTGATTGAAGAGTTAACATTTACTGCATAGTAATTTTGCTCTTCCCAATCAATTCCAACAGCCGGCAGTGTGTTAGTATTAACGTCGTATTCTGTTGATGCATCGTGCAAAGCGTTGATGCTAAACGCTGTCTCAGGGTGAGACGTTCTACCATTAATCAGACCGTTGCTGTGAGGATACACTGTAAGACTTGTGGTGTTATATGTTCCATCTTTCAATAGAACTGTTGGTGTGTAACCAACAGATGTAGGAACGTTAATAAACACCTCTTGGTAAGTGTTAGCCGCGTAATTCTTATCGTTAATTACGTCTACAGTACCAAGATATTTAATGATTCTAGTGTAATCTGTACCTGTTCCGGAAGCAGTGTCTTCTTCAATGTATCTTGCGATAGTTGAGATTGCTTCTGACGCAGTAGCAGTTCTAATTCTAATTGCACCAACGGCAGAAAGAAACTTAAAGAAAATCTTTTCTGCGTCTGATTGATAGATTGTTGGATCAAAATCATCATCGTTTCTGATGATTTCTTCTAGGTTCAACGCGTAGTTTTGAAAAGCTTCAGACCAGCTTTGATTGTCATTTGCAGATGGTGTCCATGATCCAGCACCTTCATACAGATTAGTGTAATCGATGGTGTTTAGGCCATTAACTGGAGCTGTTACATCTGGAAGATCTAACAATGCATAGTGTGAGAATTCAAATTTTAAATCAGGATCACCCTGTGCTCTGGTTAAATCCCTAGCCGCAGAAGCAAATGCAAACATTGTTCCGCCTTGTTCTTGAACCGTTCTTACTAATGGTGTTGCCATCTATCCTGATCTATTGATTATTAAATTGTAATTGTTGCGTTGAATGAAGATACAATGTACCACATTGTACCAACAAATCTTAGGGTTAGAGTACCGAACTCTGCAATTTCAACTGCAGCGGTTGGACCCGCGATGTTAGTGTTATCAATGTAAACTGTTCCACCGTCAGCCACTAACGTAATTTCTTGACCATTGTCTCCAATGTTTAGAGTTACGGGGTTTGCAGCTGTTGTAGAATCAATTACATAAATAGTACCAACAAATGAGTTAGCAGCAGGAAGCGCTGAAGCAGCTGTAACATCGTAAGAAACTGCGCCATTGAAAGAGATTGCTCCATCAACGTCAGTATCAGATGTTAGAGTGTTGCCTGTTGTGGCGAACTCAGCCGCATTGCCTGCATCAACTAATAGAGTTTCGACTCCAGCGTCAATAACGCCAGTCAAGTTACCAGTTGAAGGGTCAAGCAACGTAGTTACCTGTGCCAATTCATCATTAATTGCAGTGAAATTGTCGTTCAAAGTTACTCTTGACGCTGAAAGGCTGTCTGTACCTTGAATTGTTGTGATGATTGCCATTTTGCTCGTTTATATTTATTTAATTGTTAAAGCGTTTTTCACTAAAGTATTAGTGTTTCCATTAACATCAGTAACTTCGAGTTCAAGGGTGTAATCACCTTTGTCCTCGAAGAGATATGTTAACCACTTATTACTGTAGTATATATCAGACATCGATGTACTGTTATTTCGTATCGTCCATCTGTATTTATTCTTTCCAGGCATCATTGATTTGTCTGCACTGAAAGTCATGTGAGTTAGTAGTTCAATTTCAGCATATGCTTCTGCAATCTGAATATCATTGAATGTTGGATTATATGGCGTGTAATTAACTTTACCAGTAATTGTTACTGAACCAACCGAAGCTACCGCTTCATACACATCTTCAAAATCGTATCTATTAGAATAATCCTTGCCGACCGCTAAAATGTATTTACAATAATCAATACCATTGGAAATTATTCCATCACCATCAACGTCTTTAAATACAGGATTATATGTAAATTTAGATAGAATTGGATCAGTCGATGCGTTCAAATCATTTGCAGCTGATTGCCATGCTGGAATATCGGTAGGATCAGTCAAATCAACTGTAAATACATAAGTGCTATATTCGTACTGGTATGTCTGATAGTTAAAGTGTTCAATAGTAAATGAAGAACCTGGATCAGCATTTTCAATTTTGAATGACGCAGTTAGGTCAGAACCGACTCTAGTTGCATCCCACCATGTGTGTTTACCGTCATTCCATTCATGTTTTCTAAGGTTTCTCCAGAAGTATGGACCTGGGGTTTCACCAAACCCGGTGGTTGATGAAGTGTCAACGTATCTTCTAACAGTTGAGAAGTTAACGCCTTGACTGTCATCGTTAATATAGTTCGCTCTATCTAAAGTCAAGTACAGTGTACCAATTTCTTGGTCAACAGTGTCGTTGTTTTGTTGTGGGAAACCCCATGAACCTCCTGCAACACCCCACTTAAAGTTTGAAGATTGCCAATCATAGTACTCTCTGTCCATCCACCTGTACATGCCGTAAATCTCAAGTGACTTCATCTTAGCATGAATAGAGTTAGGATATGTCTCATTAGATACATGGTTGAATAGATTAGTGTGTTCAATCTTAACATCATAAGATCCTTCATAAGGTAGAGCAATCGCTACCTTTAACATATCTGCAGTTTCACCTGTTAAAACCTGTGACCAACCCTTAGGACCTGTAATTGTCCAAGTCGTTTCATACACATCTCTCTTCCACCAGTTGTTCCAAGTCAGGTAAGTTACTGCGTCAGCATCAATCCAAGTGAACTCAGCGTCTTCCCATGTATCAGGGAAGGACTTACACTCCAACTGAACCGGAGCTCCCACTGGAATATCTTCAAAAGATTCTTGGAACGTTGATCTATTTAATTCGTAGTAATTGGTATAGAAGTCTTCAGTATCAGAATATAGGGCTGACATATCAACATCTGACAGTGATGAAAAGTCTTGTGTTTTACCAGTGTAAAGATCTGAAACCAATCTCAAATCCTCAATAAAAGGTTCTGTCTGGTGAATCTCAATCTTTGGGTCAACACCCGCTACGATAGTATCGATTGGATTCTGATTGTTCCAAATGTTGGTATTATATGAATAGAAGAAGTCCGCTTCACCAATGATGTCAATGATCTTGGCATTCAGTGGAAGGTACTCTCTTTGTAGTTTGTTCTTAAGACCGTATAACTTGATTAGAACTTCGTCAGCTGTGAAGTCAAAAACTTCATCAACCTGTGGAGTGTCCCACTGATCAAAGTTACCGTTAGGTGTGTTCAACTTATAGTACAGTCCAAAACGTGAAGTCTTTTTGTATGAAGATGAAGGTAGTTGAATACCCTTTAGTTTGTTAGATACGTAAGAACCTTTTGACGAAGATGGAATTTCAAACGCCTTTAGTTTACCAAACATTGGTGATCTATCGTCAACCACCAACCAATACTCCTTTAGTGTTAGATTGTTATATCCAAAGAATTTAATAGCGTTAATCAGCGCCTTATATGTACCAATGAACGGTTTAATGTTTGATAGTTCAAGTAGAAGTTCCTTTCTCTTACGGTTTAAGAGTTTCCAGTCAGTACCGACCTCGTTAATGTCATGATCTTTGAATAGGAATTGATCCGCAGTTGAAAGTGTTGCGCCAAAGTTTGAAAGTAGAACACCCAGTCTTTCGTCCTCTCCAACTGTTTCACCGTAAAAGTGGATGATAGCGACCACGTGGTCGTCAATAGTGTCAATCAAATATAGGTCTCTACGATGTGAATCATCGCGTTCTGAGTTCAGAGCGACGTTAACCTGTAAAGCGTCTTTAGCGTATGAAGTTCCAAGGGTGTGAATACCTGATGAAGTTGAAACCGCAACTGAGTTTGGTTGAGGATCTAAGATCTGAGAAGTTAGAGTTTCAACGTAAGGATCACCATCAACCAACTTAACACCAACCAAATTAATGTCCTTTGAAGACTGATACCAATCTCTCCACTCCAACTTAAATTGAGAACCAATGTTAGACCCGACTGGTTTAACCAATACAGAAGCGCCAAGGGAGTTGTACGCCTCTTCTAGGATGAACAGGGACACTGACTCATATAATCCAGTAGATACCTCATCCATGTGAATGTATCCCTCAAACACTTCTGATGTGCTGTCGTATTCCAACTGCACTTCATAGTTTGTACCATTAAAGAATCTTAGTCCTGAGTATCTCATTACTTAACTTTCAAATAATCTTTTGGCATTGCAAATGCCTTAAACAGTTTTAGTTGTGTTACCGCTCTTGTTGAAGTAACAAACATGTCTTGAATGAACTCAATGAAATCTTTCATTGTTTCCTTTCTTTGAATGTGAGGTGATAGACCCTTGGTCATAAGGTCGTATGAATAGTCCCTACCTTCATTCAGTTTATAATCGTTGGCACTCTTGGTTATGTTATACTTTTTACCAAGCTTGTACTTATAAAGGTCTTTGTATAGATCGCTCATTAGATTGACTTTCTATTTGCTGCCTGAATTTGAGTGAAGACAGTTCTTGGAATTGGTTTAGCAAAGCTTACTGAAAGCGCAGCTGCTTCTCCAATCTTAGCATCATCGGCAATTGTTGAACCTGTTCTATCAGCCCATCCACCTCTAAACATCGCAACGTCTTCTTTACTCAGTGCAATATCTCCAAATTCATCTAGACCAGTGATAGACATTCTAACGTCAGCTGGAATTCCATCCGTGGCATTAAAGGTAATAGTGTTTGAAGTTACAGTTTTCTTAAAGAATAGAATTCTGTTCTTACCATTGCCAACATCTTCTAGAACGGGGGTTTGTGGAGTGATAGTTGCCTGTGTTACTGTGTATGATCCTGTTCTTAGAGCGTCTTCTTCTGACTTAGATAGAAACTGAACGTTAACTGAGTCAATGCCATCGACTCCTTCTAGAAGGGCGACAATGTCAGACTTAGGCAATCTATCTCTTCTAGTGATAGACATTAAATACGTTGAAATCTTTCTTCTGATTTCAGCTAGAAGTTGAATTTCGTCAAATCCTTCAAAGTGACGAACCCAAATGTTCATAGCATACATTTTTGGCTTTGGATCAACAAATGAGATCTCAGTCGTTACCATCTGCTTACCTGATAACTCAATTGCTTCTCTAATGCCCTCAAGTTCAGATTGTGTAAAAAAGAATTCTTCGGTTGGAACGGAGAAATAATCTTGATTTGACTTTAGTTTTGACTTAACGTCAGGGAGAAGGAAAAGATAGATGATATTATCGTCATCTAAATATTGATCATCAGTCTGTGAATATGCATCAACATAAGAGAACATATTGTATCTTGCTAGGAAGTGTTCGTAATTGTCTGGAGTTGCAAGTACAAATGACTTAGATGTAAGAGGCGCAATTAGTTTTGTAAATTCAATTGATTCAGGATCTGCTCCCATTTTAGGAGAGGCGGTACTTCTGATTTCCAATAGATTATTAAGGTCGTATTCATTTCCTAATGCATCATATCCTGGATCAACAAACTTATATGAAATATCAGGTGAATCGCCCAGATTTCCAGATCTGCCATTGGTTTTAATGTAATTAACTTCGATTACCGCACCGTTGTTAGGAATCTGTCCAAAGTTACCATTACCAAAGAATAAATCAATACCACCGGTGATACCAGTCTTAATAACTACTCCCTTTGTAGAAGCGTTCATGTCATATAGAGATTCATATACTGTCCATTTCTCACCATTAACTGCAACGTCGACAATATCGTGGGCTGTAACACCTCCGGTTTGAATGTTAAAAGTTTGAAAAGGTTCACCTGACCCTGTGACATTCTGTGCTTGGGTTTCACCCTGAACGACAGGAACTTTAATATATCCTGCTAGGCCTTTTGAAATGCTAATTAAATCGGTCGAAGATCTTAATAAGTAAATTAAAGAGTTGTTATTAGATCTAATCTGAGAATTGGAATTAATATAAAGGGTATTTCCTGCAATTTCAGATTGCATACCCGGCTTCCATGTTATTTCAATCTCTCCCATCGCAGCAAATCCTCTAGTAGGATCATGGCCAGCCAATCTAGCTAGTCCATAGATGGATTCAGGCTGTTGAGCCGTGATAATGTTTTGTTCAACAGTCGCGTCTTCAATGTAATAGAAGATCATGTTAGTAAGCTCTGACGCTACTTTAACCATCTGAGAAAACGGAGATGCAGTTGTGAAAATGCTTTCAGCATTACCGTAAACCCTGCTCAAATAGGTTCTAACGTCCTGTTGAATCTGTGTAACTGCAACTCTAGCAGTGTCAAGAAAATTGAATTGGGCCATGTCAGACGTTTATTAGTTTACATACACTTGAACTTGATACTTCGAGTTAAGTGTAATGTTTATTTCTGCAATATCTCTAACGGTTCCCTTATAAAAAGAAACATTAGTCGATACTCTATATTTTCCAGCCAGTGGTACATATCTTTGAATTTGATCCTCAATGGTTGAAGTAACCATACTCTCATTGTAATTAAGAGTGTATATCAAATCTTCAAGATTTGCTCCAAAATCTGGTTCGCCAAGAACATCACCTTTTCTAGTGAACAGAATAGTTTCAATCTGCGTGATGACCTTTGAGATCTCACTCTCAGAATGAACCTTATATGGATCGTAGTTTGGATCTCCTTCTGCTCTTACGTAAAATTCCATGGCTATCTTTATATATCACATTACGAGTGCATCATCCAGTCGGTGCCCTCATCATTTTTGATTTCTTCAATCACTTTATCTAATTCATCCTGCCCCATTGACTGAATAATGTCAGCGTTAATCGTAATGCCACCTGGAAGATTGTAACCAAAAATAGCTAATTTCTGACCTAGTGAAATCATAACCTTTGCGGCCACGTATCTGAAGAAGATTTCATCTGCAAATAATGCACAGTCTGGAAGAGTTTCGTAAATCTCTAGAACGACGGGTTTAGTTGGTGTTTGACCTGTAAATTTCAATTCATGTGTCTGCTGTGAATAGTGGAAAGACAATGGGTTTTCAAGAATCTGACGAGCCATGTCAAAGAAAGATTCGTTAATTACAAAGTACTGTAAGTTTTCTGCACCTGCAACAATTGATGCACCACCTGAATAAAGAGAACCAAACAGTGCTCTTTGAACGTCAAAGTCACCTGTTGTGAAAGTGATAGCAGAACCTGCACCGTATCTTGAACCAATTTCAGCAACGGCATAAACAGCATACACTTCGTTTCCTCCTGTTGCAGGATTCTCTTTAGGTAGTGTTAATGATCTACGTCTTCTGAAGTGATCAGTGTCAAACACCTCAACTGGAATGTACAAGAAGTTCTCAGTCACTGAGTACTCATACGTTTTGTAAAACCACTTCTTTGCACGCTTAATGATGTTATACACCTCCGACTTAGGTAGGTTCATAGGAATCATACATGCACCTGTAACATGACTTCCGATTTCGTCAATGAAATCGTTTAGGCAATTAGAATCGTAATCTGGTGGGGTGGTTAGATTGTCTAAATCACCAATAAAAATATCACCCATTTCTTTAGTTTATTTTTTTAGAGTTTATCACCTCGGTCTTATCAAACTTGGCGAACTTCTCGCTATATTTACCCTCTCTAAAAATACCACCCGACATAGTACCTTTAAAAACACTGTCGGTTCCAAATACATAGCAGTTATTTAGAGTGCAACTGTTATGAGTGTAGCATGATTGAACCTTTGACCCATCAACCTGAGTCGACTGGTAAAGATTACTTCGCTGAATATCAGATCCATTAATTTGGCATCTGTAAAAATCGCTTAAGATTGCTTCGCCTCTAAACTTGCAATCTACGAATTCATAACCCTCCAAACCATGGGCTCCTAAGAAAACACCATCTTTAACCTGAACCCTTGAACGATCAGTGTCGTAGTTAATATGACCCTCTGTCATTCCGCCCTCTGAAATAAGTTTTACAACTTGGGTTTTAATGTTAGACCAGAACATGTCAATCGTTTCACCGTGGTTCTGAAGATCAAGAGTAAAATCAATCTTTTGAAAATTCTTAAAGTTACGATGATCCTTGTAAAGGTCGTAAATCTTTTTCATGTTTGACATGATTCTTCTTAACTCAAGGCGATTAAGCTCTGTTAAATCAGGATTCTTACATGTGTTCCAGAGTTGAATTAGAAAACTGTCAAGTAAATGAAGAATTGTTGAAGTCTTCTTTTCATAATCTTTACCGCCCAGGTATCTAAATTCTAGGTACCCTTTCTCCTGTTTTAAGAAGTTAACACCATAATACTTGGTGTCTGGATATTTAAACTGCATTTTAGAGATGTGATTTTCATCAAAGTTAAACAGCTCATTCTTAGGCAGAACGTACTTGATTGACTTGGCGTAAACAAGATCTCTACGTTCAGGAAAGTGTTTATACACCTGTTCTTCTTTAAAGTCCAAGATGAACTTTAAAGTGTTCATGTGAGTGATAAAGTTTGAACCC